AGATAAATGTCTTAGCTTGGTTTCTTGTCTCAAGCCCTGCGTTCATTTGGTTAGCTGTATGAATATCACCATTGAGTATCTCGTGAGCATACGCTCCGTGGTCGAATGGTGCTAAGAAGTGAGCTAGGCAACGAAGCTCTAAGCCTGAGCAGTCAATACCTGCTTGGTACCACCCTTCAGGTACACCAAAGAGTTCTCGACATTGATAGCCATAAGGTTTGTCAATAGCAGGTACTTGAGCTACATTAGGGTTACTATGAGTAGCTCGTCCTGATACTGCTCCATTAGGGTTTACTTTACCATGAATTCTATTGTCGTCTCCTAAGAGCTTGAGCCATGCCTGATTGCCATCTGCTAGTTGTCCTAAGCGTTTAGATAACATGAAGGCAGTACTGTAGAGTTGAGCTATATGTCGTACTTCATCACTGGCTTTAGGGTCGTTGATGATTTCCTGTAGGCTCTCTTCGTCTAACTTGAGTTTCCTATTGGTCTCCTCTCCGTCCTCATCAGTTTCGATTTCGTACATTGTGTCTAACCACTGGTATCCAAAGTGCTCACCTAAGATATACTTCAGTTGATCCCTAGAATTGATTTTGAATACCTTGTACTTTTGCACTGGTACTCCTGCTTTATACCCTAGTGTCTTGTTGTCTCTCTTAGGAATGAAAATGCGGTCAGGAATTGGTGGTACATACTGAGTGAGCTCTTTAGTGATACGCTCTAGTTCTTCCCTTAGCTCTGCTTCAAGGACTATTGCTTTTTGTTTGTCGAATGGGAAGCCATTCTTTTCTTGCTTTTGCATTAACCATTGAGCCTTGTGTTCAATCATTGAAGCGTGCTCAGTGAAGCCCTTATCGACAAGTTTGTCGTACAGCTTAGTAGTTACTACTACGTCCTGCTTATTATAGGCAAGCATATCTTCATTAAAGACTGCCCATACATCGCCTTCATTATCTTCGCTATAGGTGCCCTTGAGTACCCCTAAGCGGTACCCAAAGGCTTCTAAGCTATAACGTCCATAGAGCTTCTTAGGTAGTACTCCTTTTCTCATCAAGCCAATATCTACGTCCTTCATATTAGAATAGACAAGTCTCGCTAGGATAAGTGTATCGACTACCTTTTCGTGTTCAAATTTAACTCCATAGAGCTTCTCTAAGCATGGAACGTCAAACGCTATAACATTATGCCCACAGATTTTGTCGGCTTGTAAAAGTTGCTGTACACCTTGCTCAATCTCATTAGGTCTGTACTCATAGAATTTGTCTGCTTCAGTGTCATAGACTACCATGCAGTGCACTTTAGTTACAGTATCAAGAAGTCCATTTGTCTCAATATCAAATATCAGCATAGTTCTTTAAGAGCCCCTTTAGATAGCTGTTCTGTGTTTTCATCTCAGCAATATCGTGCTCGTTCTCCTCGATTAGTTTTTCAATTTGTCGCTTTTGTTGAGCTCTCAGCCACCCTTGGAAGTCTAAGGCTCCTTTCTCTAGCTTAAATAAGATTTTTAATAGCAAAGCGTACAGCTCCTTTCTTTATTTTTTCATGTAATTTCGTGTAGCGTGTTCTTTACGTCTACCTTCAGAATAGTTACTTACTCGTCTGAGATAACCGATAACTCGTGTACCATAGTCAATCTTTTCTGTCTCTCCACACTTCGTGCAGTGATCTTCAGTATTAACATTGATGTATCCACAGTTATCGCAGATGGTTACAAGACAATTAAATGTCCAATAGTTACAGCCATACTCACCTGCTAAGCATAAGAGTTTATAGGCTTGTTCTTCAGTTAAGAGTTGAGCGATGTTAAGATGACAAGCACTACCACCATCAAGGTACTTAACCATTTCTTTACCATGTAGTTTTAGTCGGTCAAGGATAGTCATGTCCGTATTTTCTACAGGATAGAAATAGGAATTGTAGCAGTCTCGATTAGTTTTAATGTCATCTGCTTTGTCCCATTGAGCGTTCTTTACACCTAAGTTCTCAGCAGGTACAAATTCAGTATTGAAGCGTACCTTGTAGTCCTTGTAGGCTTCTTTGTTGAGCGTATAGATTTGGTTAAGGAAGCTACTTACTGTCTTGATGTACAAGTCAGGGTCTTTCACTGGATCTACACGAAGGTACTCCATGCCTTCAAGCATACCATTGATACCAATAGTACAGAATTGCTTGTCAAGACTGATAAAGCCTGCACTGTATGCAGGAAGCAAGCCTGCTTTTAGGTAGTCCTCAATGACTGCTCGATGTGCCATTAGATACTTTTGTACTCGTTTGATTAAATCAGGGAACGCATAGACACCTTTATGATGACGTTGGATAAAGCGGTTCATATTGATAGTGATAACCTGTACACTACCTGTAGATACACCGCCTGCACCTAAAGTGTAGCTGAAGGTATTGTCTGCAAGCTCATTGCGTAAACGACAACAACTTGCTAAGCTGTCAGCACTTTCGCTTTGGTAGACAAAGAAGGATAAGCCCTTGCTCATGTGCTTAGCTAACATATGTGCGAAGTCATCGTCCTTAGGTTTACCTGTTTCTTTGTCGACAAGTACAGCACTGGTGAGTACTGGGTACGTCAATAGTTCTTTCTCTCGTTCTTCACGGAACCAGTTCATAAAGAAGTCCTGTAGTTTAGAGATACTTTGGTAGTTCGCTTTGTCGCCATCAGGGAACGTGAATTCACCAAAGACGCTCTCAAAGTAAAACTTATCGAATACAGAGATATTCCAAAATACGCTTTGGTTACCTCGTGCACTTGCAGGTTGATTGATTGCATAGACTACACCTTGTAGCTCTTGAGCAACTTCTTTAGCATTTGTCTTAAGGTAATTGTCGCCATAACTCTTGCGTGCAAAGTGGTCGAAGTACATTAAGAATTCTACTGTTGCGATTGCACCTGCGAAGCCACTGGCTACTTGATAGACAAGATTGACGAAGCTACCACAGAAGGACTGTAGGTTTGTAGGAGCAGTGGAAGTGCCACCCAAAGGTTTAGTGCCCTCGAATAAGTAAGGGAACATATTGATACTTGCACAGTAGGGACGTAAAGAAGTCTCATCGTGAATGTAAATGAGATGATTTTTAATGTCCTGCTCGTACTGGTGAGCGTATTCACTACCAAACATTTCAGTCAACTTAGCTTCTACCATTGCTCGATTGATTTGAATTGTCTCAAATTTGTAGAGCTCACTCTCAAGGATACCGATGTTCTTACCATCGACATTACTGTTAGGGTCGACAATAGAGCCATCTGCTGTGTTGAAAGAGTTCATATAGTTTTGAATAAAGTTGACTTTTGTTTGAATTTGGTCATCTGTTAATTTGTTAAGTAATTGTTTAGCCATTTGTCTCCTTTGTAAAAAATGATGTAATATTTGTCCATTCGCCATTAGGCAATTTGTAAAGCATTTTTTGGTTGGTCGTTGGGCTTGCTAAGCCACCTTGACATTCAATGTAACGTCCAATCTTGAGCCATGTTAAGTACTCTTTGTTATATGGAAATTCAATACAGCCATGATAGAGCCCTACTGGATATTCTTTAGAGATAGGCTTTACGATTTTCTCTAGGAATTCTTCAGGGTCAATATCATAGTTTGTCGTACCACCCATGAATACAACTGCGGTGATACCTCGTTGTGTCTTGATGTATTCCTTTAGGTCATCTACAGTCAGCCACTTGGCTCCTTCGTCCGTCCAAAGTTCAGGACTATGACAGCCTTCACAGTGCTGTTTGCAATTACCAATCTCAAAGAATACTGCAATTTCATTAGGCAGTTCTGTTAGAGTTACACCTTGTCCCATTACTGGAATTTTCATAAGGCTAACTCCTTTGCTTTGTTGTAGGTTTTCAATAAAGTAATGTACTTGATCTGTGCTCGGTCGTGGTCAAGTAGATTTAAAGAGCTCATCATTTCGTCTTTAGCATTTGCTACTTCACTTTCTAACCAGTCCATGTACTTGTCGTTGTTCGTCAAAATTCAGGAACCTCATTATCACTTTCTATGTCGTTCATTAGGTCTGCGTCAGGAATTTCTAATCGGTTTTTCTCTTTGTTAAACCAAAGTTTTCCGCCTATTCCTGTATCACCAGTTTGACGACATTTCAATACTCGAATTTGTACTAAGTTTTTCTTTACATCACTATCAGCTTGTTGGTTACGCTCTAGTGCTATGATTGTGTCCGACAACTGAGCTATTGCTTGACTTCCTCGCAAGTCCTCTAGGGAGATACTTCCGCCTTCTTCAGCACTCTTCTTGCCATCTCCTCGTTTAAGATGACAAATACAGATAAGTCCTACCCCTAGCTCTTCGCATAGTTGTCTCAAGCGTGTCATAAGAATATCAATCAGCTTTCGCTCATTGTTACTCTCAATGCCACTTACAGCTATACTGATGTGGTCGATAAGGATAAAGTCGCACTTTTCCGTTACAGCCATATAGCGTATAGCATTAAGAATTGATGAGTTGTCTAGGGAACCAAAGTGGTTATACATGACAAACTTACCAGTGCCTAAGGTGTTATTAAATGCTTCCGTATATTGGTCGTTAGATATACCTTTACGACTAAGGTGTACTGGTTTGTTTAGGTATAAACCGATGTAGCCTTTAGAAGTCCTAAGGACGTTCTCCTCTAACATCATTGAGCCTATCTTCAAGCCATGCTCCATGACTAAGTGGTAGCCTATCTCCCTGATCATTGTGGACTTACCTATACCAGTACCTGCGGTTAGCATTGTGATTTCACCTTTGCGTACTCCTCGTATCATTTTGTCTGCCTTTACAGCCCATGGTAGTGAGTACCCAGTTACTTCTTCAGGCTCCTCTAAGAGGTCGTCAAGTAACGTATCAGCATTGATGATATTCTCAGGTGTTACCTTCTTTGCGTTCTCTAGAGCTTCTAAAAGCTCATTACCCTTGTCGTTGATGTAATACTCATTAGGGTCTTTGTACTGCTTTAGTACAGCTATACGGAGCTTCTCAGGAGACAAAATACCTTCAATTTCTTTTGCTCCTTTGCGTCCTGCGTCATCATTGTCGAATACGACTACTACCTCGTTGAAGCCTTCAAGCCATTTGAGATTAGCTTCAAATACTTTCTTAGCACTCTGTACTCCACAGGGAATACTTACGACTGGCTCTTGATTTCCCAGTAGTTGGCTAACTGTTAAGCAGTCGATTTCACCTTCAGTAATGATAAGACGTACTCCATTGTTATACAGTTGTTGCCCAAAGAATGTCGTACTGAGCTTGCCTTTAACTGCAAAGGACTTGTCTTGGAAGCGGAGCTTTTGTCCTACAAGAGTACCATTCTCATCGAAGTAGTTAGCTACTTGGCAAGGCTTACCTTTGTACTCTGTATAGTAGTACTGGTATTTCCTACAGGTACTCTCTGTGATACCTCTAGCCTTCAATGGTTTGAGCGTCATATCACTGATGAAGTCATCATACTTAGTTGTCGTTTTTATCTCATTGCTATTGTGCAGTGCATTACATGAATAGCAATATGTATGCCCATCAGTGTATTCGCTTAGTGCGTCTGATGATCCACAGTCAGGGCAAGGTAGATGAGCCCTTAGAATTTCTGAAGAGCTCATCGAATGTCCATATCTTCGACTGATACGTCTACATCGTCAGGCTCTAAGTCGTTGCTTGAGATTGCTTCAGTTACATAAACGATTGCTTCGTTTTCCGTTACGTTCTCTAGTTCAACTTCGTAGAGCTCAACTCGTTTAGCATAGATAGTGATAGACTTGTGCTTCCTGTCCATCATGCACTGGTACTCTCTAAGCTCCTCTCGTGTATCACTCAATGATTTCAACTCCTTTATATTTCTCTCGTAGTGCATTGAGTACAACTTCAAGAGCTACTTGAGCTTCTTCGGTAATGTCTGCTAGTACACTGATAGTAGTGTCATAGTTTTCCATCTCACCAAATGCTACTGCTTCTTCAGGACGGAATTTATTGACTTGTCCGTCAGCAGTGATTAAGTAGTGATGTGGGAAGAATAAGTAGCCTGCCTTTTGGCTGTTCTTCAAGATTACCTCAGGGTCTTTGTCATGCAATGCGTACTGAGTTACTTTAATATATTTAGTCTCCTTGCGTTCCTTTAGTTTGCCGTATGTTTTGATTAGTTTCACCTCGCTTTCTCTTCTATCCATTTCTTAGGAATGACTGTTCCGATGTGATATTGGAAGCCATTCTTCTTGCACCAGTCGCTGTATTTATTAGCTTTTGTCTTAGTGCTTATGTATTGATCCTTCATAAATAAAAATCTTATGTCTAACTCAGGGTGTTGCTTCTTGATTGTTAAGTGCTTGCTCCTGTCCTCAGGAAGAAAAAGCCCTTTGGCTTCGACAATAATTCCATTCGACAAAATGAAGTCAGGTTTATAGTAATGACTTGTCGTGTACGGAACCTTTAATGTCTCATATTCAAATGGTACTTTTGCTTTCTCAAGGTTAGCCTTCACTTGGCTCTCAAAGTTACTGCGTGTAGATTTGTCGGCTCGCTTCTTGAAGCCCCCTAAGCGACTGAAGCTCCAACCTTTAGCCATTAGCGATTACCATTCAACGTCATCACTGTCGCCTACTGCACCTTCGCCTTTAGCTTCTACATCGAAGCCATAGCCTTCAGCACTACCGCCACCACTGTATTCTTTAAGGTCTTTTACAAGTACTGCATTGAGTCGTAAAGTAATACCATAGTTCTTAGCGTTCATGATATATGGGTCAGCAGTAACAGCTACTTGTACTGTAGAGCCGTTACCAATTTTTGTGCCCTTCGGAAGGGGCTCCCCATACTTATCAAACACTGGAAGTGTTTTCTTAACTAATTCACCAGTTAATTTATTCTTGTACTCATGCTTAGTCTTAGCTTTGAAGCACTCACCATATTCTTTGTCCTCTTTAACAGACAAATTGATTGGTACTTTGCGGTTAGCTTTCTTGTCTAACTGATCCTCTACTTCGTTGAAGAGTTCTTCTAGTGCGTTCTTGAAGGCTTCAGTTTTCTCATCGTTCTCCAATTTCACCATGATGGAATAACCAATCTCATTGCCATCGTATGTCTCAGGGCTTTCTGTATGAGCCCAACAAGCTGTACCATTTAGCTTAAAATCTTTTCCTAGTTTTGTTTTTGCCATATGTATGTTCTCCTTTAATCGACAAAATAAAAGAGCACTCATTAAGAGTGCCCTTAGATAACTATTATTTTCCTGTGGAACCGCTTTCAGTTCCTCGTTCAGTATCTTCGATGACTTCACCTTCGACAAAAGTCATTGGCTGTGTCTTTTCTAACCAACACTGAGCGATACGTTGTCCTTCTTCAAGGTAGACAATGTGTTTACTGAAGTTGCGAATGAATAACTTTACTTCACCTCGGAAGTCCTCATCGACAATTCCTTCAATGTTTGCTAGTGCTATTGGATAGTCTCGTCCTACACTGGAACGCAACTGGATCCGCAATGTGTGCCCTTTAGGAATTGCTACTTTAAAGCCTAAAGGAATTTCTGTAGCTTGTACTTGGACTGCTACTGGCGGTACTGAGACTGCCATTGGAATTGCAATGTCCATACAGCCTGCTCCTTCAGTTTTAGCTTCAGGAATTACTGCGTTGTCGTTAAGTAGTTCGATGAGTATCTGCTCACCATTCAGTGTGATTGCTTCTTCTTGTGTTTTCTTAGTGCTTGTGCGTGCCAATTTAGTTCTCCTTTACTTTACTTGATTAATAAGGGTCGTGATGATTTCTTGAGCGTTGCTTAGGTTATCAGGTGTTACATGGTTTGCAACGTACATAGCAATTAGCGTATTTTTAGATGGAATAAAGATAGCTAATAGAGTGCTAATAATAAATACTGCCCATATTACTTTTACTTCATTAGAGCTTCTTTCATCACAAAAGTCATAGTCTGTATAAACTATAACTAAGACTGTTACTGCAAGTATTGCTACTACAGATAAGATAAGGATAAGTGGGTTTACTAAAGATAATGCATAGACTAGCCATGGGCTGATGATTGGTTCCATAATGATCTCCTTTCGTATTACTCAATGATTTTGAAGTAGCGTCTGTACCAACAATCATAATCTGTTGCAATTCGTGTATCTTGACTGTTTATTCTTTTGGTAATATTTGTTACTTCTGCTCTCTCAAGTTTTTCGTCTTTAAAATCTACCTTTCTATCATTGTCGTGCTCACTTGTAACGACTACCTTAGTACCTACTGGAAGCAGTTCTTTTAGTTTTTCTACAGTGTATAAACTTGCGTCATACCATAGATTAGGAATTAGAGCAGGTGTTGATTTCTCCTTGAGTGGCTCTAGGAGTGTTAAAGAGTACTCGTTGGTAAGCCACCCATTAGTGCAGTCTACTCCATATTCATCTTTGTCTTGACCCCAACCTATATATTGTTTATCTAGTTCAATAATATATTTTGTTGGGTGAGCCTTATTCACCATAGGTAATCTTCTTATTGTACCTACTCTTTCATCTGGGTCGCCTTTGTATACTACTACACGATCACCAACTTTAAACTTGTATTCACCTTCAGGCTCCTCTACAGGCTCAGGTTCATCTTCTTGTCCGTACCCATAGTCCCCATAGATATGTTCTGCGTCCTCATCTAGGAAGTCGTCCATGTCCTTTTTCTCAAGCACTTCAATGAGTTTCTCTGCATAGTGCTTGATTTTCTGAGCGTCCGTTAAGGCTTGCCCTTTGTCTCGCAAGGTATACTTAATGATGTTACCTTTTAGATATGCGACAAATTCCTCATTGGTAAAGTTTTTCTCCATGATTTCCCATGGTTGTACTTTTAGTTCTTCGTAGTGTTTGCTATTTGTATTCATGATGTTATCTCCAGTTCCCTGATAAATATACTTGGATCAGATATAATAGTTGTAGTCGTCTGTAGTGGACTTGTTGGGCTCTTATGTGTTTTGCCATTGTTACTCCTCGATGATTTTGAACCAGTTGTTACTTACAAATTGATATCTTTCGACATAAATTACTGTTTCTTCAGTGTCCCACTCATCTACTTCGCTTTCTACTGATGTTACTGTTGAGTGTACAATGATACTTCTGTCTCCTTCGGGTTTATTTCTTTTTTCATCTACTATTCCGTCAGTTACGATTGCTACTAAAGTCCCAACTGGTAGTAGTTTCTTGAGTGTTTCTTCATCAAATGTTCTAGCGTCATACCACTTGCCTACCTCTAGTTTATCTTCAACACTTTCTGCTCTAAGTTCAGGTGGGTATAAACGATCCTCAAGGTCTGCTATACGCTTCTCAAGGTCTTTTCGCTTTTCGTCTTGTAAAACTGCTAAGGTTTCACTTAGGAATTTATTGTGTGCTTTAGTGTAGAATAGGTCATGTCTAGTACTTTCTAGCATTTCTTTTAGCTCTTCATTTTCTTCCATAAGTGCTTTCTTTTCTGCGATAAGCTCTTTACAGAATTTAATTAAGGGTTCGTATGTTGGTCTGAAGTTTAACATTAGTAATCTACCTCCTCGTTTAGTAGTGTTTCTTTAATTGCTACTGGTAATAGTCGTCCAGTTGTTGTCTCGATGTTCATCAAGACTTCTTTGTCGTGTACATTGGTGTCGTCAAGCTCAATGCCCACTACTGTTAGTGTTCTCATGTTAATTAAGTATTTCATCGTTCGTGTGTCCTTTCTATTAACTCTAGTGCCACGAATAGAAGAGCGTGAGTGCTCCTCTATCTCGGTGGTACATTAAAAGCCTCAGTGAAAAATAAAGGTGCTCGTTAGGATATTCTCTAGCTTTAAGCTACCTTTAGGTGGCTCAGGAATATCCGATAAATCTTCACCAGTCATTTCTTCTACATATTGTTTAAACTGCTCAATAGGTTCGTGCTCTTTATATAACTTATATAGCTGTTCCCTAATTACTACTTGCAGGTGTCTTGCTTCCCCTAGTGATGTACCGAAGCTGTCATGAATTGTCGTATAGTTCGACAAGCCTGCTTCGTTTACTACCATCATTAAGTGAGTGCTATCAAGACTGTGAATGAAATTAGGTGCTATGCCATTCTTTTGACCATTAGCGTCTAGTGCTTCATCTTCTGCTACGTCTTGATAATGCCCTTGCCATCTAACCATGTCTCCGAAGCGTGTACGGAAGCTCTTTTGTACCATTTTTAGGTACTGTTGCTGTACTGGTAGTCCCAAAGGTGTCCACCAATTTACTGGTAGCCCATGCTTGGTGAGTACTTTAGCTAGGGCTTTAAGATACTTCATGCCTTCTGTAGCACTGACTACTGTGGTTTGCACTTCTTGCCATACCAGTTTTGCCATGTATTTTGCACACGGCTTGGCGAAGCGTTCAAAATGTGGGTTACCTTTTGTCGTATCTTCATAGATCTGTTCTTGGAAGCCATATTGACCACTGCCATATGCTAGTGTCATTACGTTACGTTTCACGACTTTGCGTGTTACTCCATGAGCTAGCCATGCTTGAGCCATGGAACGTGTCCCAAAGTGTACTCTTTGTCCACCACCTACAGCTTCCTTTTCGACTTCATCAAGGGTACCGCTCATAGCGTCCTTCTCGACAATCTTGAGTACCTTATCCGCCACTTGTTGATAAATGTCGGCAGGTCGCTCATGGTCGACAAGGTTCACTGCACTTCCGCCTACTTCATCTCGAAGCATTGCTGAGTAGTGCTGTAGCCCTGAGCAAGTGCCATCATAAGCAATGACTAGAGGGCAACTGTAGCCTTCATATGTCTTGTTCTTTTCGTAGTACTCAAGAGACTTAACGTATTCCATAGCCCATGCTAGGAACTGAAGTGGTTCGTCTGCGTCAGTCCACCACAGGTATTCCAAAGGGTTCTTTGCACTGTCGACAATATGAGAGTGGTGAGCTTTCACCCATTCGACTTGCTCTGCATGAGATACTTTGTCGTTGCCCCATAGGTTTGCTCCTTGCCAGTAGAAGAGCTCTATATCTTGGTTATCCTTGAGTGGTACTGGGTCGCTGTAGATGATTAAAGATTTCATAAAGTCATCGCCTTGGTGGTTGAAGAGCGGAATAGGATATATACGTCCTCTGAAGTCGATGTTGCAAGGGAAGTAAATATTGTCGTAGTCTTTGAATTCTTTAGCGTATCTAAAGATCCGTAGCACTCGAAGGGCTTTACTACGTCTTGCCACTTCGACTTCTATCCATTTACCGAAGCGTTCCCCAAACTCTCGTTTGGTCTCTTTAAATTTCATTACTGGCTCTGGTTCATGTGGTTCCATACTTGCTATACCTGCTAGTCCACCACCTTGTTCAATAATGTTATTAATGACTTCAAACATTTCTCGATTGATACGATATGAAGTCTCTTGAATTTTATTAACCGCCCCATAAATCTTGCTCAAGTCAACGTCCCTGATTTTCTTTAGGTATCCTTTGACTACCTTTGTCTTACCGACAAGATGATTGATACGCATAAAGTGCAGGCGGTTCGCCATTGCTCCATAGTATCCGCCATGACTTAGGTCGTCCCATGGCTTGGGTTTTATAATTGTCGGTGTGCGGTCTACAATAAACTTACTGATGAATTCTGCATTATATCTGTAGGTCTCTAGTAATGCTTGAGACGGCTCTAGGAATTTAACTCTATCGTTCGCTTCTGATACATGAATAAGGTCTGTAGACTGCACTAGGATATACAATATGTCTACACCCATGTTCACTATTGCTCCCTTTTCATACTTCACCCATTCAAATTGGTTCTTTTTCATAATTCCTTTAATATGTCTTGTCTTTTGGTGCATTAGTGCTCTTTTGTCTAAACCTTCTTGGATACGATTGACTTGAGTTCCTGTTCCATCTTGCTTTAGGTATGCTTCAGTGTATCCGTTGTAGTAAAGGCTGTTACCTATTTGGTATCCGCAACTTGATATACTCGCTTTATGGTCGGTGGCTAGGGTCTCGTTTATACCTCTTTCCAGTGCTGTCGCACAGATATTGAGCACTAGAGCTTCCATTCCGAACGCTTCAAGCATTGCCTTGAGTAGCTCTCTATATTTCTTGCCCACCCCTCTTTTAGGCTTGGTATTGTCATTGATCCATGCTTCAATGTTTGTCGCTAGGGCTTCGACAAATAACTTTTTCAAGCCACTGCCTAAAGGTTGGCTAGTAATTCGCCCTTGGTTTCTTGCTTGCTCCAGTTTTTTCTTGAAGCTCTCTTGAGCTAGGGTAGTGTAGTACTTTTCAAGTTCTATTTGTTGGTCTATTGTTACGCTTTTCATATGTCTTGTCCTTCCCAGTGGTCGGCTGTAGGCTTACCGCCTTATATGTCTTGACCACCCTTGAGCCTAAAATTGGGTATAAAAAATACACCTATCGACATATCAAGGTTTCAATAGGTGTATTTAATTAGGTATCCTATGGGAACACTGCCAGCGTCTCCGCTATGTCCTCATAAGTTTTGTTATAGAGTTGATAGAGTTTTTCATGTCTCATGGCTTCCATGGGTGCTAGCTCTCCGCCATGTTCCTTTGCTTCCTGCTCTATCTTCTCTATGCTGTCCCTCAGCTTGTGCAGGGTGTTCGCCAGTTGTCGGCTTGTTATTTGGAATTGCCTGCATTGTTGCTCTAATTCTTTTCTAGTCATGCTATGCTCCTATGAAATTAAAGTAACGCTCTAGGCTTATGTATTGTTTTAGCCCTTCTTCAGTCGTACCAATATATAAATAGTCCTCGCCTTCTGTAGGGCTGTATCCGTTCTCTTGAATGAACAGCGTAAAGGCTTCTTCAGTTATGCCAGTCTCTTCAAATAACCAATAAGGTACTGGTCTATAGCCTAGCTCTTCGGCTTGTCTTTCGGTAACTTCCCAAATCGTTAAGGGCTCAAGGTCGCCCTTTAGGTCGTCAATTACAATCAGCTGTATAAATGAAATTGCTGTTTGTTCGCTGTGGTATCTTTTAAGTTGCTCAAATAAGTCTCTAGTGTTTAACATGGGTGTACTTCCTTTCCTATAAATCGAATATCATATTTGCTACTTCTTCTTCTTTTTCCTTTGCTTTCTTGCTCATGAATTCATTATTTGTGATTTCACTTATAGCAAGTAGCTTTCCTCTGAGTTCGTCTACTTCCATATATTCAGGGTGTCTCTTTGCTTCGTATGCTTCACGAACCATCTTGTCCGCTTCCGCCATGTATTTTTCATAAATCTTGTATAGTTTTTCATATGTGCTCATGGTGTATCTCCTTGTTTTAAAATGGTAAATCTTCACCGCTCCAAAATGATGGTGTTTCTCTTTCTTCTTCGCTTGCTTCTACTAACTGCACTTTATAACCCTTAGGGCTTACCAATCGTTCAAGCTCACCCTCTAGAATGTAGAGCTCATAGGCTGTGAGCCCATCACCTACCCAAAGGGTCGGCTCATCATCGACATATAGATTGAAGATACTGCTATCTTCGTGTATGATTTCTATTGTTTTGCCTGTGATGGTGCTTATGGTCTCTTCTAGTTGCTCGAAGATTTCCCATTTGTTGCCTTTAGTATCTAAGAGGGCTCTCCCTCTCTTGCTTATTAATACTCTTAGTTGTTGCCCTAGTTTCATTGTTGGTGCTCCTTTCGCCCCTTTTCAGGGGCTTTGTATATACAATTTGTTATTACAGGGTATCTAAAAAAAATATGGTTTATTCGTGTTTGTCTAGTGCTAGGCAAGTATGAGCCCAAAGGGTTACACCGCCGACAATTATAGATAGTAGTATCATTCTTCGTCTTCTTCTTCTTCCTCTTCGATGTTTAGAAATTCATTCACAGTCATGCCATAGAGTATACTGTGAATGTTCCTGTTAATGTCATCATTGTTGTATCTCCTTTATGCTTCTAGTGGTTCGCCATCTTCGTCCATTGGAATTCCTAAGTGATAATAAATCTCCGTTTCTTCTTGAAGTAGGAACGCTTCAAAATCGGATAATGTTAAGACTTGAGATACTGCTTTTGCTTTATCTCTAGTTGTGCTATTATTAGATAGAATTTCTTCCCATTCTTTTATTGTTAGTTCTCTATATCCTACCTCACTAGCTAACGTCATGAATTCATTAATTTTATGATGGCTAGCGATTACTCTTAGAGTGTCGCAAGCTCGTTCACTTAACATATTAAATAGATTGTCAAAAGTGAAATTTACAGTAATTTGAATAGTGTCCATGATTTACCTCCTGTTAGTACATTTTGTTAGTACATGGTAGTTAAAATTTTTAGGGCTTAGCCCTTATCGTTAATTACATTATACGCCTGTTAGTACATAATGTCAATACAAAAGTACTAAATTTTTATATAAATTTTCAGTTATTTTGTATTTACAATTTGTTTATACTTGTGTTATACTAAGGGTGAAAATTAATACTATTTTTTACTATTCTGAAGGGGTGGCAACTCATGGAAAAGAATTATCAATTATTATATTTCTATGCTAGTCTTGACGCTGACGCTACTGTAACGCTTCGTATCCCTCATGAGCTTAAAGAAGGTTTTCAAGCTGTATGTAAAGATGGGAACATAAGCAAGGCTATTCGTGAGTTTATGGTTAATGAGATAGCGACAAAAAGCGTTGCTATTCCTAACGAGGATGGAACATTTACAATAAAGCTCAGTAACTTAGTTAATAGAGACTAACCTTTCACGATCTAAAAAATGCATATGTAAAAAATCGACACAAAAAAGGCAACTGATGAAGCTGTATGATATAGCTCTATCGGTTGCCTTTTGAATTGCTTTAGTACACTAAAGTTTTATATAGGTAACTTGTGTTGATTAATAATTAATCTAGTTGTCGTACCACTGGTTATCTAAATGAGTACGACAAAACCACCTAGTTGTCGGATCCCTGATGAGTGCCTTCAGAGTTCTTATGTATTCTTAACGACTTCTTCAGTAGCGTAACGTAACGCAATGAGCCGATTGTGCGGAGCTCGATTGGCGACTGAAGTGAAGTGTAGCGGTACCACTGTTCTATAGTGATAGTGATTGCATGGCACTATAGTAGTACCCATTGTGTGCAACGTGTTCCCAGTGGTCAGTTGTCGCAGTGCTGTTAGTACCCTCATCAGGACTACGTTGTGCCCATTGGCTTTTCCAGTGGTCGCCTGTAGTTGGGTACATCACTGTCCTACACGGAACACTTCTATGTACACTGTAGCTATCACTTCAGTTTGCCTATAGCGTACCTATCTGTGCTGTCGTGTTGTGTGCAATTAGGCTCTCAAGGGCTGTCCATAGCCCTCAATCAAAAAGAGACTAATTGTGCACAACAATGACTGCCTGTGGAGAACAGTTGGATATCCTTTAGTGGACTAAAGTATTCCTTTGGTGGTCTGTGGTTATCCATCAGGTAGTCGTTTGTAGTCGCCATTCGTATTCTGTCGGTACTCTCCAGTGAACGACGTGTAGTCCATAGGACGGAGCACGGAGTGAACCATAGGCAGTCAAGTGGTGAGCCGTACACGATTTGTACATTATGTCTACTGTAGGTGGACTAAAGAGTGCTGATGTGTTCCTGTGGTGTACAAATTGCACGTCAGGAGTTTCAAAAATTAAGTTCTCGCACACTGTCATTAACCCACGCACCGAAGGACACTGAGGTGGCTATTGGTGTGAATGTGGTCGTGCAGAGTGAGAGTATGCTAGGTAGTAGATGTAACACTGAGTGAACCTGCGGAGAGCCAAGCGTGAGCGAAGGCACGACAAGGCAGGGGCACAGGGGGCTCAGGCTCTAATCTTAATAGTATATATGGGCTCATAAAATTTTGTAGCAATTTTCCCCTCTAGGTGGACATTAGGGACTTATGGTTAATATATCGTTATCGGAAGTAATAGACATTAGGTTTATCTATTAGTTCCTCTAAACGATTGCCGATGGCTTTACCATACACCGTCCTGATTAAGTTACTGTTGGAGTGCCCTAGTTGGGCTTGTAGGTTCTTTTCGCTTACACCATTAGCTAAGCTATGGCTCGTATAGTTAAGCCTAGCGTGATGTGGTGTCAATACGAATGGTAGTTCCAGTGCTTCTGTAGCTTTCCTGAAGATGTTCTTAATGGCTACTCTTGATACTGGTTGATTACTACAGCGTCTCGATTGGGCTATATAGGAGCTCTCAGGGTATCCTACATCTGACCACTGGGAAGCTAAGAGCTCTATAGTTGTCGGATCAGTAACGATTACGTCTCGAATACTAAAGGCTGTCTTAGGTTCATGATTAGTGCATTGATGTTCGTCAAACGTCTTGGTTATCTTTAAGACGACATAGGTACACTGGTCGTATTCCCTTTGCTGTACCAAAGAGTGGTCTTTAGTGTACCAAAGGACGTCTGACCACTGGAGGGCTAGGGCTTCCCCTATTCGTAACCCTGAGGTGAACAGGAGCCGTATTAGGTAGTACCATCGGTTGGGCTTCAGGTAGTCGAATAGTTGTTCTACCTGCTCCCTCGTTAGGGCTTGCTTAGGCTTTGTAACGTGTGCCTTTGGTGGTCTCCTGAGTTGGTTAGAGAAGTCCTTAGGGGTTAGTTCATCATAGTAGAGCTCCTTTAGGGTTTTCTTTAGGAGTGCTATACATACCTTTTGTGAAGTCGTTAAGGTATTGATGAAGTTTTGTAGTTCCAGTCGTGTTAAGTCTTCAATTTGTCTGTCTTTAAAGAATGGTCTAAAGTGCTTATTAATCAGTCCTTTATAGGTCTTGAGTGTACTAAAGGAGTACTCACTTTCTTTATACTTTAGCCATGTGTCAATATAGTCTAAATATTTCATTTGTTACACCTCTTTAGAATTACCTAAAGAGTAAACTTGCTACCCTTTAAGTATAACATAAAGACGTGTATGGTATCGGAAGTTGTGTCTATTAGTATTCCTAAAGTTTCATGCTTACGCAGTGTGCTTTAGGTATTCTAATAGCTGTCTTTAGGTATTCTAATTGAGTGCTTATAGTATTCTAATTGATACTAAACTTCGTTAGTTTTCTAATTGATCTATAGTATTCTAATTGCCACCTCAATGAGTAAATACCTAAACAATGTTCTTTTAAAGACTAATAGCACTGCTTGAGTTATTCTACTGTCGTAGGTGTCTCAAGAATTCTATTAGTAAACTAAAAGAAGAGCTAGAAGATATTCTTCTATCTCGGTGGTACATTGAGAAATACTCATACAAGTATTACATTTAGGTATACTATAGATGGACTAAAGAATATCTAAAGAGTACCTATAGGTATACTATAGGTTTATGTCGTATAAGATAACCTACACTCTCTATGGCGATTTTGTCTGAGTGTGTGTAGACGCTTATGGTATTCCTTAGGTACAAATACCTTAGACAATCTTTAGACGACAAAATAAACCTCTGTGCACGCTCAACAGCCACAAAAACCCTAAAGAAATCGTTCTGACTTCCTTAGGGTTTCGTTCTTAGGGTTCGTTCTACGAACTCACTAGTAATTCTTTAGCATATTATAGGTACTTATTCGTTTAGCTTCTGCTCGTCCCATTGGTCTCATTTGGTTAGTCTCATCTCTGTAGAATATGCCCTTCTCAGGATCTAACCACTGCTCTAAGCGTGCTTCCATTTGTTCTAATACACCTTGCTCTTCGTCTCTATCCATGACTTCTAACCAGTAGGCTACAGCCATACATAAAGCGTCTAAGCGGTCATCATGCGCCAGTGCTCCTCTGTCTCTACTCAAGCGTGTCATTTGGTAGATTAAAGAGTATGCAGGAGCGTTCTCATAGACTTGATAGTCATCAAGGATAACCTGCTTATGTACAATCAATTTATGTCTCATCATGACTGGCTCAAGGGTATCAATAATGCGTGCTTCTTTCTGAGCATAGTTCTTTACTTCAGTAACGCTACAAGGGTGTATGTCGTTAAGCACTGGTTTAAATAGCTGTGAAAACATACCATCACCAAAGTTGCCCTCTACGACAATCTCATTAACTCCATAGATTTTAGCCTTGTTAGCCAGTTGTCGAAGTGTGCTATCACTATAGCCCTCTCTAGTACCACCTACTTCAAGTACGAAGAGGTAGCCATTTAGATACTTAACGACTGCATAAGAGGTCTCATCTTTACCTCTACCTGATGGGTCGACTGCCATGACTGTACCAGTGTACTCATAGACTTCTGAAGATCTTCCTTGAGGTTCATAGAAATAGTCGCCTTTAAGTGCTACGCAAGGTAAATCATTAATGCGGAGTTGTCGGTCATTACTCCAGTACCACTTGAGATTTGCTTCATCAAGCGATAAGTTAGCAATCATCAAGTCTTGTACTTTCAATGGGTACTTCTCTTGGTCGCTCAAGTTAGTGTTAAGCATAAACTGAAGTGCGAAGCCTGCTTTACCATAAGACAATCTACGCTTGTAAATTTCTTCTTCATCGAAGCGTCTAGGGTCTGTAGGTTTACCTGCATAGAGGTCAGGGTTCTCATCATATTTGTCTGCTATAATCTTTGCTAAGCGGTCTCCATAGAATTCTCTTTCAGATAAACTCTCAGGATACAGCACAGTCCATATACGACATTTATAGCCACGCTGTTGCAACTCATTGTATAAGCTCATTTCGTTCTGAGGAGTACCTAGGTAAACTATTTGTCCCTTAGGTTTAATGATAGCGTCAAACTCCTTAACGGCTTCATTGAGCTTGTCTCGTTGTGTCTGAGTGCCACTATTGTTAGCTACTTCTACGTCATCGGCAATAAGTAGGTCTGCACGACTACCAGTCAACTGCCCTGATATACCTACAGATTTAATACTAGGAGAAATATCAGGTACGGCAGGACCGACGTCAAATAAGTTCTGTTGGTCTCGTTGGTCAGGTCTAGCCTTTAAGTGAGCTAAGAATGGTAGCGTATAGATAATACGTTTGATAAAGATAGCGTTAGCGTCCGCTCTATCTTTGGAAGCTGAGACAATCTCTACTTTCTTCTGAGGGTCTCTCCAAAGTGTCCATACAGCGTATGCACAGGTGATGAATGATTTAGCTACACCACGGAAGCCCTCGATAATAAAGCGGTCGTTTGGAAGGTTCTGAAGGGTATGAGCTATGTCGTACTGAATTGGTGTAGGGTCAGGTAGACTAATCATCTTCCATACCATATAGATGAATACCCTAAAGTCCTCTTTAGCCTTCGCTATCTGTTCTTCAGTCCACTCCATTAATGATCACCATAGTGCTCTTCCATGAGCTTCGGTGGGTCAAACACTGGAATTTCATGTGTCTCCTGCTTGACTGCAATAGCTAACTCAGGAGTAGTCTCCAATTTGTTGTCTCGAAGGAAGCGTCTAACTTTCTCAAGGAAGGAAGGGTTACGTCTCACTTCAGGGTCTTGCAAGCCTTCAAGTAAAGCGTTTACTTCAAGCTCTGCTAATTGGTCTAATATTTCAGGTTTAATATTCATTTATTCTCCTTTCTTGCGTGTTGCATTAAGGTCTAATTTGTTTACTTTAGTTACACCTTTAGGTGTCTTACCCATTCTGTAGTCCCATAAAGGGCAGTCCTCGGAAGGGCAGTTGTCGACTTCTTTAGTGTCGTTACAGCAACAATCTAAACATTTAGCTCTGATAGCTTTCATTTGAGTTCTAATTACTTTAGCCATAAGTTCTCCTTAGGAATATAAAAAAGCCCCCTACGGAATATCCATAGAGGGCTATTGGTTAGAACCAACCAGTAGCGGTTAGTGTTGTTCTTTTCATATGTTCTTTAGTACTGTAAAGGTCAGCCTTTAGGTCTACGTCAACTTTAGGTGTTTGGTACGACAATCTAGCTCCTGCTGTAATTGCTTTACCATTGTTAAAGTCTGTCTCGACATAAATGCCTTTCTTAAAGCGTGGCTGTTCAGGTACAGTTAAGTCCAGTACTGCTTCGTGTACTTCAGTTACGACTAGCTTACCATTGTCTAGCTTATGTTCTTCCTTTACGTTATCTGTAGTAATTTCATGTCGCTTACCATTAACATTGACTACAATAGGCTCCTGCTTAGTCGTGAATTGTACATCGGTATCTTCACGCACTCCTGTAATTGGATCTACAGTCTTTGGTAGATATTCAAAGGTAGTCGTTTGCTTTCTCTCATGCTCTACATGAATAGGAGCCTTTGGTGTATATGTAGGCTCTACAGGAGCTTCATGAGTGTTAAATTGGTATGCAAGGAACGCTACAACTACGACAAAGATAATAGGTATGATAATCTTCAGCCAGTTCTTAATCGTGTGTTTGTTCGGAGTTCCAATCATTAATGTATTCCCTCACTCTCTGTCTAATTTGCCAACCTAAACCATACAAGTCCCATCTCATGTCTGGGTCGTCATCATGTAAACCATAGCCATCAAAGTCAGCTACTTCAGCGTGTGTCCATACGTTACCTTCAGGGTAAATACCAATCTCTACGCATAGCTTAGCGACAACTTTAGCCATCATGTCTAGTTGGTCTTGTGTAGGTGGCTCTGAGCCATAATCAATGTCTCCAGTATCAGCATTTATAGAAGCCTTGTAGCAACAGCATAAAGTAATACCAATAGCTCTACTATTACGTCTCCATGTGTGAGCTTTCAAGTCCATAAAGCTGTCCATATCAGTGTATAGAGTACCATTAGCGTCAATGTTTAAATGATAGCTCCCAAAAGGTTGTCCATAATGACCGCCTGTCCAGTGCAAGTAAATCTTGTCGATTGCTCCCCTAGCAGGGACTGTATAGTCCGACAACTCTTCAAATTTAATTTCTCTCATCAGTTCTCCTTTCGATTTCTGTAGATACTTTCTTAGGTAGTTCAGTCATCTTGTCGCCATCTACTCTGTAGTTCACTCCAATCTTACTCAAGCCTGCTTCCAGTACCCTGTCAAATAATTGACTGCGTTCATATCCTGCTTCTTTAAGGTTCTCTGCAATACTAAATAGTTCTGCGAAGATTACACCTACATATAACAAAAGAGATACAATTTTACCGATGTGGAAGCCTTGTATCTCATATTGAGGGAACAGCAGGTATATAAATACTGCTAAGAATATGACTGTGGAATAAGAGACAAATTTAATCATAATATTCCATTTGTATTTTTTACTTTCTAAATAGCCAGTCTCCCACGCTCGGAAGAAAATAGCTCTGAATAGGTTCATCACTGTAGGGTTATATTCCTTGTCTTTACAGTAGCGAATAGCAATAGCTGTCCACTTTGTGAGTGTGTCGATAAAGACAATTATGATTACAAGAAGGAGTGCTAGAAGAGCGTCTCCTAGCACTTGAGAAGGTATTAACAATATATGCTCCTTTCGTTGTGTTATTTAAGTTCCTTACCACCATACAAGCGTACAGTACCATTAAGGGAAGTCTGTACACGACCCCAAGATCTCCAACGTGGGTCTCCGTAAACTCTATAGTATACTTCACCATTGTTAGTGTAGAAGTACTGCTCAATGAATTTACCATTACCATAGTTTACGACTTTAAGGAAGCCATCAGGAATTGTTACACCCCATGGTGGCTGTGCAGGTGCATTAGCTCCGCCTGCTACTTTAATTTGGTATACCCCAGTGTTAGTGAATGTATTCCAATCAGTAGCTGTAGAGACAACTGTGAAGTGGGCTTGTGGTTCTGTAGCTCCACCACCGCCACCTGTAGGTATCTCAGATTTCTTTGCATAGGTAGTCTCAGCGTCCGCTTTAGACAAATAAGTAGTGCTTGCTTCAGCCTTAGGTAAAAGTGTAGATAAGCTAGTAGTGTCAGCTTTACCATTTACTTTTGTCTCTAATTCTGTGAGCTTACTTTCAGTTGTCATTTTGTCAGCTTTAGTATCTACCTGAGTTTTAACCTGATTTATCTTACCTTCTAACTCTGTCTTAGCTTCAGTTACTTTAGTGTTCACTGTCTCAGATGTTAAGATATTCCTAAGGTCTTTCTCTGTAGCTACTCTGTAGGTTTGATTATCAGTTCTGTCAAAGTACTCAAAAGTCTTACCTACAAAGAGTGTTCTAGTGTCAGCCATACCAATCTCAAGGTTATCCTTGTTAGTGATACGGAATACATGATGAGAGCCCCCTTTACTATCCTTAGCCTGCAAAGAGACATTATTAGGGAGAATAATAGCTCCTGTTAAGCTACCACCTGATAACTGTAGATAGCGTGCGTCTGCTTGTGTTTGGTTAAAGGTGTTACCTAAGGTATTCTTAATCTCAGTTAGTTTAGTGTCGACTTCAGATTTAATATAAGCGTCTTTAGCAGTCAGAATGTTGTAAATTCGACCATCTGATCTGTCGTAGTTCTCTAAAGTTTTACCGACAAAGATTGTGCGTGTGTCCGCCATGCCAATCTCAAGGTTGTTACCATTGGTAATTCTGAATACATGGTGAGCACTGCCTTTGCTGTCTTTAGCTTGTACAGATATACCATTAGGAAGGATAATAGCTCCACCTACTTCACCACCTGCTTTAGGGAAGTATGCTTCATCTGCTTTAGCTTTACTCAAGATTGTCTCGCCAATATCAAGCTCATTCAATACTCTAGTAGTCTTATTCTTAGTTCTGTCGTACACCTCAAGAGTTTTACCGACAAAGATAAGTCTAGTGTCAGCCATGCCAATCTCGAAGTTATCTTTATCAGTGATACGGAATAAGTGGTGAGCACTACCTTTAGTATCTTTAGCTTGGAAGGAGATATTGTTAGCTAAGATAGGTGCTCCAGTTAGGTTGCCCCCAGTTGTCTTTAAGAAGCTCGCTTCAAGCTGTTGAGTAGCTAAGGAGTTCTCAAAAGTTTTCGATGGGTTGCCTATATAGATTTCTACTTTATGTTTCTTATTAGGTTGCATAATGAGCACTGCAAAGTAGAATTTACCTTTTCTATATGCAATATCCTCAATCTCAAACTTAGGGTTAAACTCAATGATTTGCTTGAGTTGTCCGAATGGTGTGATTTCTACAAGACTGCCTAAGGTAGCCGACA